TAGAAGCTATTGCAAAAAGACAAGAGGATGAAAGTGTAACTAAAAAAACTGATATTGAAAAAGACTACGAATATGCTAGAGGCAATTTGTATTCTCTAATGGAGAAAAGTCAAGAAGCACTGAATGGAATTCTTGAACTTGCTCAAGAGAGTGATATGCCTCGGGCATATGAGGTTGCAGGACAATTAATTAAAAGTACAGGAGAGATTGCAGATAAAATACTTTTAGTTCATAAAATATTAAAAGATGTGGAAGAAGATAAACCAAAGGGCCCGACAACCGTTAACAATGCACTTTTTGTTGGTTCTACTGCTGACTTAGCAAAATTTTTAAAACAACAATCCGAAAATGAAAACGTTTAAGCAGTTTCAAGAAGATTGGAGCAATAAATATAAAAAGAGTATTGATTGCTCAAATCCAAAAGGATTTTCCCAAAAAGCACACTGTGCGGGTAGATCTAAAAGAGCAAAAGGCGAAGAAACTAAATCAAAACCAGTTGAATAATGCCCAAACTTAAATCCCATAAAACAGTAGAACAAATTGCAAAGAAGCATCGTCTTGATGTTTCTTTCATACAAAAGCAACTTGATATGGGAGAACCTATTGAGCATGAACATACAAAAGATCATGAACTTGCAATGGATATCGCTCTTCAACATCTTGATGAAATTCCAGATTATTACACTCGTTTGAAAAAAATGGAGGCAGATGCTAAAAAGCATCATAAAAAATTTAAAGATGTAAAAGAAGAATGTGACTGTGAGAAAAATGCGGTTAATGAACTTGAAGTTAGTCTTAAAAAACTAAACAATACTTCTTACGATTCTATAGATAAACTTATGCGTCGTATTATGAAAAAACATAATATGACTGCAAAGGAACTACATAATTCTTTTGTTGAAAAACACAGTAAAACTCCGGATAATTGGGTAAAAAATATAGAAGAAGAAACTAAGTCTGGTGATGAAGGTCTTCGTGATTGGTTTAATAAATCAAAATCATCTGATGGTAAAAGTGGTTGGGTGCAACTTGGTGGAAAATGGGCAGGAAAACCATGTGCCCGCCAACCAGGACAAACTTCAACTCCAAAATGTGGAAGTTCTAAAATGAAAAGAACACTTTCTAAAGACGAAGAGGAAGCAGCAAGAAGAAGAAAAAATCGTTTAGATCCAAGTCAACCAGAAAAAACTGGTGCAGCAAAACCAACTAACGTAAGAACTGAAGATATGGATTTACAAGAAGTTAAGGACAAACCAGGTAAAGGTAGTGGAAAAAAAGATGCTTGCTACCATAAAGTAAAGTCTAGGTATGATGTTTGGCCAAGCGCATATGCTTCTGGGGCACTTGTAAAATGTCGCAAAGTTGGTGCTGCAAACTGGGGAACTAAGTCTGAGGAAACTCAAATGCACGAAGAAGAAAGATATTGTCCAATGTGCGATAAAAGGGAAACAAGATCTGAATGTGCTTATGGTGGTAAAGTCTGGGATAAGGTTTCTATAAAAGATGAAGAATATTCAATGGCCAGATCAGAATTGAAAACCATTGAAGATGCAGTAAAGAGACTTCGTGCAAAAGTTGAAATGGGTGAGGGAGATCTTGAAGCATGGGTTCAATCAAAAATTACCAAGGCAGCGGATTATATTGATACTGCGGCAGATTATATTGATAGTGGCGAAATGGAAGAGCAAGCATCTTTCGGTGAAATGAAATGCTGGCCTGGTTATAAAAAGAAAGGAACTCAGACCTTATTCGGAAAGAAATATAATAGATGTGTGAAGTCAGAAGATGTTACCATAGAAGATGCTGAGGGAAATACCTTCGCTGAAGTTATAGATCTAATTAAACCCGAACCAATTAAAGGATTCAAATCTCAAATTGATGAGGCGTCAAGACTTCAAGCACAAACTGGAAATGTGATTGCAGTCACTCTTTCTTGGAGAGGAAAATATTATAGTGTTAAAATGTTCTTCCCACAGGTTAAGTTACCTTCAAGATCTGAACTGACCACTGAACTCCAAAAAGTCTATCCTGGATCTAGATTGGTTCATCATTATGTTTCAGAAATTCAACCAGGACAACCACTAATTCAAGCGTTTGGACCTCAGGGTGGTAACGCAGCAAAGGTTGGTCCCAATAAGAATTATGTAAAACCTATGAGCGAAGAAGTTGAGATTGATGAGGACTGGCAGGAAGTTAATAGAAAAGATAAAACTGATGGATTAAGTCCTGCTGCAGTAAAAGCATATCGCAGAGAAAATCCAGGTTCTAAACTACAGACTGCAGTAACTGAAAAGAATCCAACGGGCAAAAGAGCAGGAAGGCGACAATCATTTTGTCGACGTATGAAAGGAATGAAATCAAAATTGACAAGTGCAAAAACAGCAAAAGATCCTGATAGCAATATCAACAAAGCACTTCGTAGATGGAATTGTAATTAGTAATTAGGTTTTTATTATGGGCAATGATGTATACTTAGGTAATCCTCTTCTCAAGAAGGCAAATACACCTATTGAATTTACACAAGAACAAATCTTAGAATTTGTTAAGTGTAAAGATGATCCAGTTTATTTTGCAAAAAATTATGTAAAAATTGTAACTCTAGACCATGGATTACAGTCTTTTCAGATGTATCCATTTCAAGAGAAACTGGTAAGAAGATTTCATGAAAACAGATTTAATATCTGTAAGATGCCTCGTCAGACAGGTAAATCTACCACAGTAGTTTCCTTTCTTTTACACTATGCAGTTTTTAATGATAACGTAAACATTGGTATTCTTGCAAACAAAGCAGCAACTGCAAGAGAACTTTTGGATAGATTGCAGACTGCTTATGAAAATCTTCCAAAATGGATGCAACAGGGAATTGTTTCCTGGAATAAGGGATCTCTTGAACTAGAAAATGGTTCTAAAATCTTAGCAGCATCGACATCAGCATCTGCTGTTCGAGGAATGTCTTTTAACATTCTATTCTTGGACGAATTTGCATTCGTACCAAATCATATTGCAGATTCATTTTTTGCTTCGGTATATCCAACTATCACTTCAGGTAAGCAAACTAAGGTTATTATAGTTTCAACACCACACGGTATGAATCATTTCTACCGAATGTGGCATGATGCGGAAAAGGGTAAGAATGAATATATTTTTACTGATGTTCATTGGTCAGAAGTTCCTGGTCGCGATGAGGAATGGAAAAAGCAAACCATTGCCAATACAAGCGATCAACAGTTTAAGGTAGAGTTTGAATGTGAATTCTTAGGATCAGTAGATACTCTTATTGCACCAAGTAAGCTCAGAAACCTTGTATACGACCACCCTAAGACGCGTAGTGCTGGTTTAGATGTTTATCTGGATCCAGAAGAAGACCATGATTACTTAATAACAGTGGACGTTGCTAGAGGTGTTGGAAACGACTATTCTGCATTTGCTGTTGTTGATATAACACAATTTCCACATAGAGTGGTTGCAAAATATAGGAATAATGAAATAAAACCTATGCTTTTCCCAAGCATAATTCATGAGGCAGCGACGGCATATAACAATGCGTATATTTTATGTGAAGTAAATGATGTTGGAGATCAAGTAGCAAGTATTCTCCAATATGACCTCGAATATAATAATCTCCTCATGTGTTCAATGAGAGGTAGAGCAGGTCAAATTGTCGGTCAGGGATTTTCTGGAAAGAAAACTCAACTTGGAGTTAAGATGTCCAAAACTGTAAAGAAGATTGGATGTCTCAATCTAAAGACTATGATTGAAGAGGATAAGTTATATCTAAATGATTATGAAATAATTTCAGAGTTGACTACTTTTATCCAAAAACATAATTCATTTGAAGCTGAAGAAGGGTGTAATGATGACCTGGCTATGTGTTTGGTAATTTATGCATGGTTAGTTGCTCAAGATTACTTTAAAGAACTTACAGACCAAGACGTAAGAAAACGTCTTTATGAGGAACAAAAAAATCAAATAGAACAAGATATGTCTCCGTTCGGATTTATATCTGATGGATTGGATGAAAGTAGTTTTATTGATAATGATGGAGATAGATGGTATGTCGATGAATATGGAGACCGTTCATACATGTGGGAATATATGTAATGGATTTAGATAAACAAATAAAGTTAGGTCACTTATTTTTAACTGATAGGAAATGTAGGATATGTGGAGAAACAAAAAATTTAATAGATGGATTTTATAGAACACGCAAAGACCGTGGAGCAGTCGCTTCTTCATATGCATACGAGTGTAAGGAATGTACAATAAGCAGAGTCAATAATTCCAAGAAAAAGTATCCATCATCACTGATTGACTGGATTTATCCTGATTGGTAGATATTCACGTCTCATTTCCCCACTGGAAATACTCTTTTTAATAAATATTTCCAGTTAATCTGAGATTTACGGAGAAAAACATGGCGACTCCTCAATTATCTCCTGGAGTATTAGTCAGGGAGGTTGATTTAACAGTAGGAAGAGCTGATAATGTATTAGATAATATCGGTGCGATTGCTGGACCTTTTGCAATTGGACCTGTAAATGATCCAATTGATATTACTACTGAAAACGAACTCATAGATGTTTTTGGCAAACCATCTTCGATGGATGCCCAGTATGAGTATTGGATGAGTGCATCTTCTTACCTTTCTTACGGTGGTGTTCTTAAGGTAGTAAGAACTGATGGTTCTAGCCTAACTAATGCAAACGCAATAAGAAATTCATCTGGAATTTCAACTGCAGGTGAGCCAACACTAAAGATTAAGAACTTTGACGACTACGAAGCAAATTATGCTGATGATATTGCCAACTATATTTTTGCAGCAAAAACCCCAGGATCTTGGTCAAATAATCTAAAAGTATGTGTTATTGATAACCGCGCTGACCAAATTCTTAATGTTGGACCAGTGGCTGCCTCTATGGCGCAGGTTGGTTATGGTATAACTACAACCCTATTAAATGTTCCTTCCGCAGGAGTCGGTACCACATCTGTTTTCAGTGGTTACTTGAAAGGAATTGTAACCGGTGTAGGTGCTAGCACAGTTGACGTAAAAGTTCTATCTGTTGTAGATACTAGTAATGTAGAAACTCCAGTAGAATATGCACCTTTTAGTAGATTAAGATCTTTCACTTCTACTGATCCAGGCGGTTCATTCACTGTTTCTTTAATCACTAGTGCAGGTATTGCTTCTACTAGTGCCTCTGTAAATACAGGACAAAACCCTGTGCAGGATTGGTATGATGAGCAAACACTAGAACTTACAAACACAAGTATTTTTTGGAGATCAATTGCTCCAAAACCAGGAACTTCACAGTATGTATCTGAGAGAAGCGGAAAAGATGATGAAATTCACGTAGTAGTGGTTGATGATACGGGCACAGTTACTGGAATTCAGGGTAATTTATTAGAGAAGTGGATTGGATTATCTAAAGCAAGTGATGCCATTTCTGCAGTCAATTCTCCACAAAAGATTTGGTGGAAAAATTCTATTGCAATATTCTCCAAGTATTTGTATGTTGGAGATAATCCATCAGATGATTTAAATGCAAATGAAGACGTAGTTCCAAGTGGATTCTCTCAGGGATTTATTCCAAATACAACATCAGCTGGTCTATGGAATTTAGATAGTCAAGGAAGAGTCTTTAGCACTATCGGAAATGTTACCTATGCCTTGTCAGGAGGGACTGATTATTCTCAGTTCAATGGTATGACTGCATCTCTAGGTGATTTATTTACTGCATACAATCTATTCTCGAATAAAGATGAAATTGCAGTTGATTATTTGATTATGGGCCCTGGATTACAAAATAAATTTGAATCTCAGGCAAAGGCAAATCAGTTAATTTCCATCGCAAACTCAAGAAAAGATTGTGTTGCTGTAATTTCTCCACATCGCGCAGATGTTGTTGATATTACAAATCCAGATACTCAAACTGATAATATTTTACAGTTCTTCGCTCCTCTTGCCTCTTCATCATACGCTATTTTTGATGCTGGATATAAGTACACCTTTGACCGCTTCAATAATAAATTCCGTTATATTCCATGTAATGGTGATGTTGCAGGTCTTTGTGTAAGAACTTCTATCTTCGCATATCCTTGGTTCTCACCAGCAGGACAGCAAAGAGGTATCTTGAATAATGCTATTAAACTAGCATACAATCCAAATAAAGCACAGAGAGACCAACTCTATCCTCAGAGAATTAACGCAGTTATCAATAAACCAGGTGTTGGTATTCTGCTCTTTGGTGATAAAACTGCACTTGGTTTTGCCTCTGCATTTGATAGAATTAACGTTCGCCGCCTCTTCTTGACTGTAGAGCAAGCACTCGAAAGAACCGCTCAGGCTCAACTCTTTGAACTCAATGACGAGATTACGAGAGCAAACTTTATTAATATTGTTGAACCATATCTGCGCGATGTTCAAGCAAAGAGAGGTTTGTATGGTTTCTTCGTTCGCTGCGACGAAACAAATAATACTCCAGATGTAATTGATAATAATGAATTTAGAGCTGATATCTTCCTGAAACCAGCTAAATCAATTAATTATGTAACTCTAACCTTTGTTGCAACAAGAACTGGCGTTAGCTTCGAAGAAGTTGCTGGATCTGTTTGATCGTCTTAACAAATTAATTAAACAGGAGGATTAAAAAAATGGCTACTATTAAAGGTCTTTCACAATTTAAATCAAAACTAATTGGTGGTGGCGCCCGCCCAAATCTTTTTGAAGTCTCTATGTCTGTACCAGGTGCAGCTGCTGGAGTAGATCTTAATATTCAAGGTGATGGCGACGGTCAATTTGATGCAGAAAAGTTTACATTCTTATGTAAGGCAGCTGCTTTACCTGCTTCTAATGTCTCACCTATCGAAGTTCCTTTCCGTGGCAGAACCATGAAAGTTGCTGGCGATAGAACCTTCGACACTTGGACAATCACCATTATCAATGATGAGGATTTCCAGTATAGAAGAGCATTTGAAGCATGGATGCAAAACATCGGTCAGTATTCTGATCATAGTGGATTAACTTCACCTAATGATTACATGACCGATGCTACTGTTCTGCAACTAGGTAGAGGTAATGCCAATGGTGGTACATCAGATTTCTTTAGTGGAAAAACACCAGGAAGAGAAACTGGTACTGGTACAGGTGGTTCAGCATCTGTTTTAGCACAGTACAAGTTTAAGGATATTTTCCCAACTAATATTTCTGCTATTGATCTATCTTACGACACCACTGACACCATTGAAGAATTCACTGTAGAATTCCAGGTAAATTACTGGTATCCTGAGCGTCCAGGTAGCAATACTGCTCAAGGATAAATAGAAGGAGCAGTATACATTTTTATTTAAATCATGGCGAAACTATTTGGTTTTTCGATTGAAGATAACGAACCATTATCAGATACTACAATTTCCCCCGTTCCTCCAAATAATGAGGACGGGGTTGACCATTATTTAAGCAGTGGATTTTTCGGTTCGTATGTCGATATCGAAGGAGTTTATAGAACAGAATTTGATTTAATTAAAAGATATCGGGAGATGGCACTACACCCAGAGTGTGATAGTGCCATTGAAGATATTGTAAATGAAGCAATTGTAAGCGATACTAACGATAGTCCAGTTCAAATTGATCTGGATAATTTAAATGCTAGCGACGGCATTAAAAAGAAAATACGACAGGAGTTCAAGCACATTTTAGAACTTCTGGATTTTGATAAGAAATCTCACGAAATTTACAGAAACTGGTATATTGACGGAAGACTTTATTACCACAAGGTCATCGATCTCAAGAATCCTGAGGCAGGAATACAGGAACTGAGATATATTGACGCAATGAAAATGCGCTATGTGAGACAAGCAAAAAAGAATGAAGCAGATAAGTATAGAGTAACTAGCAGGAACATCGATAATCCAATGGATTATGAGTTTCCCGAGATTGAAGAATACTTCATTTATCAACCAAAAATGACGTATCCGACAGGAACTCCAGCACCTGGAAATCTTGGAGGATCGAATGCTGGTGTTAAGATGACTAAGGATTCTATCACCTATTGTACATCTGGACTTGTAGATAGAAATAAGGGATCAACACTTTCTTATCTACACAAGGCAATCAAGTCTCTCAATCAACTTCGGATGATTGAAGATAGTCTTGTAATTTATAGACTATCTCGTGCTCCGGAGCGTAGAATTTTCTACATTGATGTTGGTAACTTGCCCAAGGTAAAGGCTGAACAATATCTTCGTGATGTTATGATGCGTTATCGCAATAAACTAGTTTATGATGCAAACACTGGCGAAATTCGTGATGATAAGAAGTTCATGGCGATGCTTGAGGACTTCTGGTTACCTCGTCGCGAAGGTGGAAGAGGAACTGAAATCTCAACTCTTCCTGGTGGACAAAATCTTGGAGAAATTACTGACATTAACTATTTCCAAGAAAAACTTTATAGATCTCTAAATGTTCCAACATCAAGAATTGGTGGAGATGGGGGATTTAATCTAGGAAGATCATCAGAAATTCTTAGAGATGAAGTTAAGTTCAGCAAATTCGTAGCAAGATTAAGAAAGAGATTTTCTTATATGTTTAGTGATATGCTTAGAACTCAACTTATTCTTAAGAACATTATAACCCCAGCAGATTGGGAAATTATGAATGAGCATATTCAATATGATTTCCTATACGACAACCATTTTGCAGAACTTAAGGATGCTGAACTGTTAAATGAAAGACTGGGTATGGTTCAAGTTGCAGAACCTTATGTTGGTAAGTATTTTTCTCAAGACTATGTAAGACGCAAGATTCTTCGTCAAACTGATACCGAAATTCTTGAACAAGATGCTCTTATCAAAAAAGAAATTGAAGATGGAGTTATTCCAGACCCAAGTCAAGCAATTGACCCAGCAACTGGAATGCCTTTAGATCAAACATCACAAATGAATCTTGGGCAACCAGTAATGGAACCAGATCTAAGATCTGATGATAGAGCAACTCAAGTTGATGCAAAATCAGTGGAACTACCCAAGGGTGGTGAGATATAAATAAAAACGATTAGTAATTTTGGATTATAGCAATGGATGATTTAATGGACATGATTGTATCTGATACACCTCCATCTCAGATTAGCGATAAGATTAAAGATTTACTATTTACAAAGGCTGCAGAAAAGGTTGATGAGTTTAGACCTACAGTAGCAGTTAGTATGTTCCCACAAGAAGAAGAGCAAACAGAGGAATGATATGAAATCTTTCAGGCAATTTATCTCAGAATCGGTTAATATTGCTGGAGATTTCACAGGGAATCTCTATATAAACTCTCAGCAAGAGCAACCACAACAAGTTGGTGAAGAATATGTTGCTGATATTATGTGGAATGGGAGTTTATATAGAATGGAATTAGTAACTAAAAATGGAATTCCTTCAACTAGAGAACTTGGTGAGCAACTTCAGACTGAGTATCCAGGAGCAGTTGTTCATCAAATTTATCCTGTAGTTGAAAAGAATTTAAACATCAAAAACGCAAAAAGATACCACCCATCAAAGTTAGAATGGATTGATTGATAAATGGCTCAGTGGAATATAACTACACAAGATTATTTGAATCAAGAGAGAAGTCTCTTTGAAGTTAATATGATTGCCACAAAAGATGGTAGTCCAGTTTCTTTTGAAAATCCATTTCCAGTATCTCTTGGAAGTTCAAATATTACAATTAATGGTGATGTAAGTATTGGAGCAACGGTAAATGTTGCAAGCACTCCAGAAAATCCGGTTCATAATCACATCACAGAAGTTGGGATAAGTAGCATTTTAACTGTTCCATATCTTCCAGTTGGTGTTGGAACAGTAAATCTAAATCTTACATATCTTCCAGTTGGCATTTCTTCATTACTGAATACCGTAGCAATATCTAATACAAGTTTTTATATTTCTGGTTTTGGTTCATCGGTTTCAATTTCCAATACTTCATTCTATGTAACTGGAATTGGTGGTTCAGTATCAATTGCAAATACTGGTTTTTATGTCTTAAATCCAGTCACTTCTGTAACTGTTGGAGGAACTGTTTCTATTGCAAATACAGTATCAATATCCAATACTTCCTTCTATGTAATCAATCCAGTAACAACAGTTGCAGTATCAGGTATTGGTTCAACAGTCACAGTTCAGGGAACAGTAGGAATTGGAACAACTGGGCAAGTATCACTCAACCT